TTTGATTTGATACTCATGGTGATAACCTTAATAGAAAGTAGATGGATATAATATAAAAAGGGGTGCCAAGGCAAGCCCTGACACCCCTTTGATTCAATGACCTAGCCTGTTAGACTTGATCTTGACGGTACGCTTCGATCTCAGCAACGAGGCTATTGGCCAAAGTCGTGGCAGGGATCATAAACCCGAAGGACGAGGTAGTGTAGTTCGTCTTGTCGGAGCCATCAATCAAAGTCACTGGGGCAGCACCTACTGCGGTGCGTACTCCAGTTGAGGCTGTGGTCAGAATGGCATCTGCTGGGTTGGTAGCCAACCACACAGTTTGGTTCATGGATACTCGCTCGGTGATGACGATCTTCTCAGGCACGAAGCCGAGTTGAACGATGGCACCAGCGGTTGCGCCAGTTACAGTTGTTTGCTTGTACATGTTTCTATTTCTCCGCTTTCAGATTAGAAAGAGGGGCCAGCAGCATTCTGAGCAGCAGTGCTGAATGCGGGAACTGCGGTTTCAATCCTGACCAAGTTGTCGTTGTTCAGGATGGTGCAGGCATACCAAGTCTTGTAACCGATGTGGCCATTCAAACCCAGCTTGTCGTAGCTATCTCCGTTGGGGGAGGGAGCTTTGACCATGACTTTCATGCCACCTTCGCCTTGCAGCTTGGAGCAAGCAAAAGCGTCTTTGGCGAAAATCAAGATGGGGAAGACGTGGGCATTCACACCGAGTCCACGGACAGCGTTGGTAGCAGGATTGCCACCAGCAGCTTCCCAAGGCTGAGCGATGTTGGATGCGACCACACGGATCTTGCCAGCAACGGTTCCTGCTTCACCGGGGAGGATGGCAGTCTGACCAGCGTAGTGCTCGACAGAGATGAAGCTGGACATCCGACGGATTACAGGCAACACGGTCGTGTGGCAGTAAGCGACGTAGGTAGGCTGAACAGGCAAAGTCTCGTAGGCGGGAGAACTCTTGACGAAATCAGTGATTTCCTCAGCGTTGTTCTCTTCCAGAGTTGCGATGGCAGCCTCGAAGTCGGTTTCCGTGACCACATTGACAACAGTAGCCCTCTCAGAAGCACCGTCAGCATAGATCACATTGGAGCCAGCTTTGACGACATTGTAGGTGAGGGTCTCAATCTTACGGGCGAAGTCGTAAGCCAATCGGTCGAAACCGATCTTCTTGAGGTTGTCTTCGTGGAGGAGCTCCATGCTCTCGGGGATGTCAATGACTCCACCGTAGCGGTACAAGGAGGTCGTGAAAGTTGTGCTGGTGAGCTTAACCGAGCTAGGGCTGGTGTTGCCGAAGATGGGGTTGAGACCAGTGTCAACATTGTGGTAACGAACGAACTGGATGGTTTGTCCAGAGTTCTTGGGCAGATCCTCTTGTGCTCCCCACTTGGTGAGCATCATTTTCTTTTGAGAATCATAGATGATTCTGGCAGAGAGCTTTACGCCCAGTGCCTCAGAGTTTGCGGTACGGAAGTCGATGACCCCCGTGGCACCTTGACTGTGATTTACAATGGCCATTTGTGTTTTCCTCTAAATGGTGTAGTTGCGACGAGATTGGGAGAGCCGTTGGGCTTCCTCACTGAACAGGCTTTTTTGGCCTTGAACTGGTGCGGTTGTCCTTCGGTTTGCAGGAGGTGTCCTAGCGGCTGCCAAGTTCCTTCTGCCTTCTTGTTCTTGAGCAGGCGCACCACCGAGATTGTTCTCTTTGATGTACCTTTCAAAAACCTTCTGCGCTCCTGATATGTCGTCGTAGCTTGCACTACTGAGTTGGGTATCTACCCAAGTCTTCCGAAGATTCAGCCAGTCCTTGAAGTCTGGGGAATTTCGGATGTCAGAGAGGGTCAATTCAGGGTACTGACCAGAAACCCAACCTTCCATATCTTTCCAATACTTCGTGTCGGTATCCTGCTGTTTCTGAGCTTCAGCTTGCTGCTGAGTCATTACAACTTTCTCTGTTTCTTTCTTTTCAAGGATCGCATTTGTAGCGTTGGCTACCAATGACAACAACATTGTATCAAGCCCCGGAGTATATTCAAGAAGATCTTTCAGCTCCTGAGACAAATTTGGATCGTTCTTGTCAAACTTGGGGAGCTCAATCTTAGAGAGGTCGGTTGCCTTCTGGCTGAACATCTTCTTAATCTCAGCCATCTCTGTTTTAAGAGCTTCAAGCTCCTGCTTGCGCTCAAGGGCTTCCTTCTTCCAGTTGTTGCGCTTCTTTACTGAATCTTCGCTCTCATCATCGCCCTCAGTTTCCCCGGTCTCCCCAGATGCGTCTGCCCCTTCAACTGTGGCATCGGGGTCTTGAGTCCCTGCGTCACCTTCAGCGGGATCTCCACCAGCTTCTGCATCTCCGGGTCCGACGGATGATAAGCTCGGTCCACTACCCTCATCACTCCCTGATCCACTACTGCCACTTGCTGCAAAGGGATCTCCTCCTGCTTCTTCTTCGGCCTTGATCGCTTGGACTTCGGCTGCGAAGATGTCGGCTGCTGAAGGAGTTGTGGCTCCTCCTGTGGGTGTGGTATTTCCATTTTGTGCTCCAATAGAATTACTCATTAACGTCTCCAAATATCAAGATTATTTCCTTCAGGGTAGCGATTCTACCTTGAAGCCGAGGGAGTCCTTCGGGTGTCACCGACTCTACTTCCACCCTTGCCATATTAAGCATCCTGCTTAATTCCGCAACCAGATGTTTACCAGCCTTAGACCTTACGATGCTTTTGATGTCATCGTCGGTTAGGGGGCTGTCCCCTTCCGCTTCCATTTCCTTTGGCATTTGTCCTATCCTTTGATTCAATATTGGCTAACGCAATAAGCCGTTTGGTTTCTTCTGTTGCTGCCTTGGTCTGGGCTGCTATTTCAGCCAGTGCCATCCTGACCTGACCACTGAGGTCTTGGGTGAGCTTCTCTTTCTGCATCTCGAAGCCATGCTCCATGGCCTGTTTCTGCTGCTCCATCTGCATCTGTGCAGCGTAGTTGTTCATCTGCTCTTCTTGAGCCGTCTTCATTTTCTGAGCCACTTCTTCTGGGGTGAGCAGGTATCGCTCTGGGTCAATGTTCCCTGCGATAGCCCAGTCCTCGATAACGGGGTCAGGTTTGACCTTCATCTGAAGGGCAGGCATCTGTTGGCTCATCAGCAGTAACCTCTCCAAGTCCAGTTTACGGAGGTGCCTGTTCTCGAAAGTGGCAAAGCCTGTAGCTATGATGGAGAAGTCTCCCTTAATGGATGTGTCTTTGAGGAACTCCATGTTCCAGTCGTAGAAAGACTCAACGATGGGCACCCATGCATGCATGTCATAGTTCTTGAGCACCAAGCCAAGTTGCTTGCTGGCAGCAGAGATTCTCTGGTTCTCAGCGTAGGCGGTACTGGCATCCTGCCCCGGTTGGCCTTCAAGAATCCGTGGAATCCCTGAGCTTTGGTCAGCCCACGCCACCATAGTGCCAATGGCTTCAAGCACCCCGGCTGTCACATCTGGGAAGAACACTGGCATCACCAGCTTGCGAACATCAGCGTCTTGAAATGCACCCTCGAACTCCCAGTTCTTACCGGGGTAGAGTGTCATGTCAGCATTTCGCTTGAGCTTGCTCTTATCGATAGCTGTCATCAGGTTCCCTGACAGTCGCTTGTTGTCAATGTACATCCGCATCAAGCGGTTTACGTTCTTCTGTGGGTCGAAGATCTTCTCCGAGACTCCTCTACCGTAAGCCTGTCCGGGGAGCTTGGTCCACGGAACCATGTGGAAGGGCCTGCGCTCACCGGGGAAGGGATTCTTCACGCACTTGATGATGAACCCATCACAGAACACCACGATCACTTCACTGAAGTGGTTGTCTGGGCCTGTGACTTTCATGTAGTCCTTGAGGCACTTATTCTGGACTGAGCCAGCAAAGGTGAAAACCTCATGGAGTCTATTGGCATGGCCAGACTCAATAGCAGCGTTGGGTCCGTAGGACTCATCTGGATCTGAGCCTGACTCCTCGCTCACATTTGCGAGAAGGTCTTCAAACTCCTTGCGGTTGTACTCGTACTCGTACTCCTCAGACTCGGCACTGTTGCTCATCTCGATGCCATCTGGGAACACCAAGGCGAAGAGGTCATAGAGCCCCGGAACGGACATGCGTTCACGGTGAAAAAACCCGAGCCCGTTGGCAACCATTCCACCACACTCAGGGTCTGCCCAGCAGTCCCATGGGTCGAGGTTCACAACCGTTGGCACGTCCTCGAAGACCTCCTTCTTGGTGTAGCCCTTGGCTGTTTTGGTCCACTTGTACCTGCGCTTGCGAACCACACGGGGGCTCTCAAGGAAGGCTGTGCCATAGAGGGCACCATCAAAGATTGAGATGAGGCCCACACTGGCAGCGTCGCACTCAGCGAACTGGTCATCGAGTCGCTTCTTCATGTTCTTGATCCGCTGGTCGAGCTCTTCTCGGTCCATGGCCTTCTTGGCTAGGTCAACCCCCGGAGCCACGGCACCATTGGCTGCTCGCTCAATGACCACCTGCATGGCTGGGTCATCAGGGAGAGGGCTGGTCTTTACGTCGTAAGGGAAGCGACCGCCCTTGAAAAGTACGTCTTGAAGCTGGGCTTGGGCTGCTGTGACTTTCTGTTCTGTGAGTGGGTAGAAAGCCTTGGATCTCCAAGCGTTTGCTGCCTTTGATCCCTTAAATTCAACATCGTCGAAGTCACCTTTGAAATTCTCATAAGCCTTGGTCCAGATGTCCTCAACGGTTATTTTGCGGTGGTCCTGCCACTCCATGAGCAGGTCTGTGAGCTTCGTGTAGAGCTTAGATTCAACCCTCGTAGCATACTTCTTGTCTGCCTTAACTGGTCGGACATTCATCGGCAAGGTGCGTTTACTGTTCTTCATCATGCAACTCCTGCAAGAATTTGTCTCTGGCTGTCATTTCTCTTCGCTCTTGGGCTAAGGTCTTGGGTTCATGTAAAGCATTTAGAGATAATAGCAGATATTTCACAGCGTCAAAGCAATTGTGAACTAGGACACCATTAGCGTAGTATTCATGCTGGCCCTCAACTTCTAGATTGTACACATTTGCTTCTCTTTGAGACTTGCCACACTCTGACACAATCTGTACTGCAAAGTTTGGTTTTCGTGTATTTATGATTGACTGTAAAATTTTTGTGGCAGACCACGCACTCCCTTTCTTCAGCATTAGCACCGCTGGCTCGCCTATTGGCTTGACAGCATTTTGGAGTGCAGAAGTTGTTCCGTTTATGAAGGAGCATAGACTCAAAAGATTCTCCGCACTAACTACATATAACCACCTTAGGTTTTTTATCAGCCCACCTCTTTTTTGCTGCCCGGCTGTAACAAGCTCTTCCTTCTGGCGATCTTCTCCAGCGTATTGACCCCTCTTGAAGACTCTTCTTATGGGAGTCAGAGAGCTTCTGAGTTTTGCTATGGTTAGATATGTGAATCCTGCCGTTGATAGCAGCAAGGTTAGAAACATCATTATTGAGATAGTTGCCATCAATATGATGAACATGGCACCCTTCTGGAATAGGCCCATGCGTGAACTTCCAGACCTCCCTGTGTAGTGATTCAACACCACGCAGGATGTCAGAGCTTCCGGGTTTGAAGTACCTTCTCCTGTCCTCATGCTTGGATTCAGGGTATCTTCTAAACTTGATGCCATTAAACTCAACAATCTCTGAGACCATACATTTTCCTTTAGGAGTAGATCTTTTGGGGCTACCTCGCCTAAAAAGACCCACCCTCTGTTTAGTGTGAAGACAGGATGATAGTATGTTCCCTCGATTTGTAAAGTAGAGCAGCTAATAAAATACACAATACTGTCTCTTTGAGTCAACCCAGCCTTGGTAACTGGTCTCCATCCAACCCTAGTCAAGACTTCATCCCCTACCTCCACGCACTCAATCTTTCGCTGAACCTTGGCACCAGATCTTCTGACAGTTATCCAAGTCCCTTCACTCAAGCAGTGGTTCTCTTGATAGTTGGCCAAGACTTCAGGGTTGACTTGATCACGCTGTAATGTAGGGAGGGTTCTTATCGTGTGGACACAATCTCTCGTGAAATAAAGCTGTGGTTTGTCGTCGTAACCTATGAGCTTGTTCCTGATAATCTCGCAACCTGTTGCCCTAGTTCCTGCTGCCTTATTAGACTCAGAAAACTTAACCCCCATCTTGTAGAACTCAGCATAAATGGGCGTACCGTCGAGTACACTGAAGATCTGATTATCCGCTATCCCTCCGTTAATCTTGTGGAAGTCTCCGTCGGCATCTTCTCTGCTGCGTATTTCCTTCGCCACCTCATGCGAAGATATTCTCAAACCTTCGTTCACTTTATTCCCCGGCTTCCACCCGTAGTATTCATTGTAAAAAACTACAGAGCCCGCTGGAAAATTTATGCCGTTGTGAAGGTCTTCACCTGTGCTGATGAACGCTCTGAGGTACGCAAACGGAGTTGAGCTACCCCAGTCTAAGGCTCTATATCTTTCAAAGTGGTCAGGTATATCTTGAGGCGTGATAGAGTTCACCACATGATGCCTTGGGCTCCAAACATCACCAAACATAGAACCAAGCGTCACTGTCCAGTCCCCTTCAAGCCAAGCCTTCCTAAGCACTGGATCACTGATTCTCTCAAGCTGACGAATGTAGGTCTTGTCTTTAGCCAGAGCTGGGTTGTCTTTAACTGTAGATTGAAAGAAACACCGAGTCATCCCGAACTCATTCTCTATAATTCGGCTACCTGCGGGCCAAGGATCTATGAAGTATTTTTTAACAGCAGTGTGGTTGTACCCGCCGGGGTTCCCTGTATAAACAATCTGACTTTTGATCCCATGAGGGTTACGAAGAGTTGCTAAAAAGGTATCTTGAATCAGATGAAATGGCAACTTGAAGTCGCATATTTCATCGAAGGCTATCAAGGTATATTCATGGCCCTTGAAAGAGCCCAGACCGTCACGGTGTTCAATTTGTCTCATCTTGAGCCATGCTCCCTCGAACGGACCTTGGAATCTGAACTCCCTTGTCTGACCTGAGATATAGGTAGCTAAACCATGAGGCTCAAGAATATCCTTACCCTTGCTCACAAGGTCAGCTAAGTCATCGAAGTTCTCCCGGAAGAATATCATCTTCGATCTGCCACGGTTCTTCTCGATGTGCTGAAGAACCTTACCGAAGAGAAGCGAGCTTTTCCCTGAATTGTGGTGCAGGATACCCTGAGCGAAGTAGCAGTTTGTGCTAAGAACATGGAGATCCCAGTAGTTGAGGCTGTTGACCTTACGGATGCTTTTGATTGGCATGTAATACGGGTATTCTCCCCGCCCTTTGACCATGACATAATGCCCTTGTCGTAGCTCTTTAAGCATCAACCACCCGTCTGATGTATCCGGGTTGAACATGTCCTTGCTCACCAAGAACTTATGTTCATCTGTGCATGTCACCTTGAACCCGTTTAAAAGCTCAACCTCATACATGTCCTCTTCTGAGAACTCCAAGGATGCTGTTGCTCTGGCTGTGATAACCTCTCCGTTTTTGTAGGAATAGATCATGCCACCCTTCCAGTCTTTTATCTTGACCTGACCATGAGGTGTGTCAAGCAAGGTGTCAGGGTGGACGCAACCCCGGCCTCCCCCAAACATCACCTCATCACATTCACATAGAAATGCGTCGGTCTGAGGGCCGGGGTTTGGCATCCAAATTGGAGCGTTAGTTGCCATAGCTATTTCGCTGAGATCTGCCTGCTCCCAATCGTGTCAACCTCTATGTGAGCCTGCAACATTGTTATCCATGGGTTTGCGCTAGGGGCTGTACCTGTAGACGCTATTCGACGAAGCCTTGCATAGACGTGACCACCGATTCTTCCCCCTGTCGGGGTAAAATTCCCAAGGCTCATGATCATCATGGTTTTGCTTGTGGTGTTGGCCGGAATCAGAAGGTCGCCTGAATCAATGGTTGTGGCTGCCGTCAAAACACCCATAACATTGCACCAGCAATATTCCACCTCAAAACGGACATATCTGTTGGTGGCATCAAGCCCGTTTGTAATCATGTGAACATGCCAGTAGAGGGGCGTGGCCTCTTTCCACTTGTGGACAAGTTCTTGACCTTCGCAAACATTGAAGTCATTGACTTGCCAAAGTGGAGCAGTGATGTTTCCTTGGAGCGTTGTCAGGGTTGGAATGTTTGCGCCTGTCGTTCTAATGATGATTGGAAAGTCGAGGTCAACCCATGCGGATTCATTCAAGACAAGCGTCTTATCTGTTCCGCACTGGATCAGAAGGTCGCTTGGTGCGTTCTGTGATGTCTTGATATTTCCATTCGTTCCATCGTACCACGCCAGAAAATTATTGTCGAAGTCGAAATACTTGTTGGTGTTGTCCCAGATCGGAAACTGCCCGTCTAAAGTAAGTGCGGTTCCGTTGACATCTGACGCTTCTTCAAGTGTCCTGTGCTTATTGATGTGGACGAAAATGCTTCCTTGAGTCCCATGAACAACGCCAACCTCGCCAATGACATCAGCGTGATGGGGAACGCTTGGTTCGACATTCGTTAGCTGTCCTGCCGTTGTCTTTGAGATCCATAAGGTGTCGCCCTCTGCCCATGTCGTCCCCCAGATTCCAGC